CTGGATGCCCGAAATGAATTACCAGGAGCGCGTGGAGCGCGATAAGGTAAACTATGATGTTTGGATTCGTGAAGGCTTCATCCGCATAACGCCCGGAAACGTTACGGATTACGAGTTTATAAAAGCCGATATTTTGAAGCTCGCTAAAAAATACAGCATCCGTAAGATTGCTTACGACCGCTGGAATGCCAGTCAGCTTGTAATTGACCTGATGGAAAAAGGCATCAAAATGGAAGGCTTCGGGCAGGGCTTCGGCAGCATGAGTGCGCCTACTAAAGAGCTGAATAAGCTGGTGCTGAAAAAAGAAATCAACCACGCCGGGAACCCGGTGCTGCGATGGATGTGCAGCAACGTATCCATCAAGCGCGACCCTGCCGACAACATTAAGATAGACAAAGCCAACAGCCAGGAAAAAGTAGATGGTATGGTGTCGCTGGTTATGGCCATCGGCGTAGAATTAAAAGGCGACAATAAAAAAACATACAATCAGCACGGCTTAAGAACCTTTTAAATTATTATTTCGACTTAATATCAACACAAAACACAATCTAAATCAGGTTATTAAAATCATTAGATGAAAAATAAGTCTGATAAATAGTAGTTGACGCTTGCATTTATGTGATAAAATGCTATAATTTAGCATCATTAAAATCGCATAAATGTCAGTAACCAGAATTAAGATATTTGGAATCCCGGTTTACAGTCGCGAGCAGGAGCAACGCGATGCTTCTGTGTCTAACCTTAAGAGCCCTAAAGATTGGCTTAAAAATATTTTTGGCGTAACCAGCAATGCCGGTGTGGAGGTAAATGAATCTTCTGTTGGCAATTTGTTGGTGGCTTACCGGTCTGTTGATTTACTGGCTAATGTGATTGCTAGCTTGCCAAAAGGGGTTTTTGAAGTTGAGCCTAATGGCGATAAAAAGAAAATACTGAATCATGATGCGGCTTTTGCACTCAGAAGGCCTAACCAAAAAATGACGGAGTTTGTTTATTTCCAAACCGTGTTATACCAGCTACTCACACGCGGGAACTCCTACAGCCGCATCATCACCAGCCGCGACGGCTACACTCTTAAGCTTTACGACAACCAGGAGGTTTCTGTGTATGAACATAAAGACCGCCTGTATTATCGTTTCCACGACAAAAATACGCCAGCCCGGCTATATACTTCCGATGAAGTAATGCATTTTAAAGGTTTAGGCGATGGCGTCATCGGCAAAAACCCGATCCAGTCAGCCCGCGAAGGATTTGCCACGGCCATTGCCGCGCAAAGCCACGGCAATCACAGTTTTAAAAACGGAAGTATGCCGCCTGGATACTATTCAACGCCTGAACATTTGAACAATGAAGCTTACGAACGCCTGAAAAATGACTTGGTAGACAGCCGGCAGGGCGTAACATCAGCCAATAAAACTCCGTTGCTGGAAGGTGGAATGGAGTTTAAAAACTTTGCGCTTTCGCTCGAAGATTTGCAGTTTATCCAAACCCGCGAATTTACAAACGCAGAGGTTGCCGGCTTTTTCGGCGTGCCGTTGCACTTGGTTTATTCAGCGATAAAGCAGGGCGGTTATAACAGCTTTGAGCAATTCAGCACCGAGTTCGTAAAGTTCACCGTCATGCCCTGGGTACGGAGAATTGAAGAAGAACTGGAACGTAAACTTTTTACCCTCGACGAGCAACGGGCCGGCAACTATGCCATTAAGTTTAACCTGAAGGGATTATTGCGTGGCGATATCAAATCGCAAACGGAGTTTTACGACAAAATGCTGTATCACGGCGTATTCAACAAGAACGATGTCCGCCGTCTCGAAGATATTAATAGCACGGAAAATGGCGATGAGTTTTATGTTGACTTGAATAAAATCCCTGAAAAAATGGTGGACCAGTATTACAAGAGCAAAATGACTAACAATAATTAGTATGGAAAAACAGGATTACATAAAAGAGATTCCACAGGCAGAACGTCGATTTTTTACGGCGCCCGTATCGGTGCAAAAACGTGCTGAGGGTGATGATAACATTGTTGAAGGGGTGGCTGCGATTGTGGAAAAAGAAACTGACCTGGGGTTTTTTCGTGAAAAAATAGCCCGCGGGGCATTTGATGATGTGTTGAATGATGACGTAAGGGCGTTGTTTAACCATGATCCTAATTTTATTCTTGGAAGGACGGCATCTAATACGCTTGAAATCGGCTTAAACGAAAATGGCGATTTAACGTATAAGTACACTACGCCCGACAGGCAATATGCTCGCGACCTTTATGATGCGATTAAAAGCGGTGATGTGGATCAGTCCTCATTTGCTTTTATCGTCAAGGAACATCGCTGGGAATTCGACGAAGAAAACCCTGACAATGATTTACGTACGATTGAGAAAATCGGCAGCCTGATTGATGTGAGCCCGGTTACTTATCCGGCATATCAGGATACGAAAGTGGCAGCCCGCAGCCGGGATGCCCGAAAAAATGATGTGAAAAAACCTAATTTAAAAACAAAATCTCGAAAAAGAAAACTTCAAATTTTATAAAGATGAGTAAATATCTGAAAAAAGTACAAGAGTTGCGCCAGGAGCGCAAGACAGCGGCCACGGAAATGAAACAAATGAACGATACCGCTGAAAAGGAAAACCGCGATTTTAACGAGCAGGAAGAAACGCGTTGGTCAGAACTGGAACAAAAGGTGAATAGCTTAGACCAAAAAATTGAACGCAACCTTACCCTTGAACGCGAAGAGCAGGAGCAACGCCGCGAAGCGGAAGAAGCTGAAAAGCGTGGTGAAGGGGAATATCGTGGCGGCAAGGAAAGCAACGCACAAAAGCGGGCAAAAGATATTGCCAACTTTAGCTTTGCTAAGGCTATCCGCCAGTACAGCCAAAACAAACTGGATGGCATCGAGAAAGAGATGCACGAGGAAGGTATGAACCAAAACCGTGGCGCCGGCGAAGGGCTCCAGATTCCGGCGATGGTGCTTACTAAAACGGAGCTCAGGGCGGCTACAGCTACTGGCGTAACTGGTGAAACAGATGCCGGAGACTTTGTGCCTACCGATCACATGGGCTTTATCGACAACCTGATTAACCGCATGGTGGTGTTTGAGATGGGCGCCGACATCATGACGGGATTGTCGGGAAATGTTGATATCCCGAAAAAGACGTCGGACCAAACAGCAACCTGGGAAGGTGAGATTGATGAAACGCCTGAATCGGAAATTGGAGTGGGCAAAGTATCGCTTTCGCCTAAGCGGTTATCCTCGCTCGGAAAATTTTCGCGCCAGCTGTTAATTCAGAGTAATCCCAACGTGGAGCGTATTGTCCGCGAAAGCCTCACCAGGGCCATCATGCAAAAGCTGCAGGCTACAATCATTAATGGCGCCACCGGTGGCGATAACTTTGTGGGTATTCTCAATGACAGCGGAATCACCAACAGCGTGACGTTAGAAGGTGGTAACCCCTCTTTCAGCGATATGGTAGCGCTGGAAACAGCGGTGGCTGCTGACAATGCTGACCTGGGGGCATTGGCTTATCTGACCAACGCTAAGGTGCGTGGTTATCTCAAGACAAAAGCTTTGGATTCAGGTTCCGGGCGGTTTGTTTGGGAGAATAACGAAATCAACGGTTACCGTGGATTCGTAACCAACAGCGTGCCTTCTGACTTGACCTACGGTTCCGGCACTTCTGAAATCAGCGACCTGAGTGCTATCATTTTTGGTAACTGGGCTGACTTGATTATCGGGCAGTTTGGTGGTATGAATATCATCACCGACCCGTTCACGTCTAAGAAAAATGCAATGATAGAGTTGCAGGCTGATAGTTTTTGGGACATTGGCATCAAGCATGATGAAAGTTTTGCCGTGATAAGCGATGCAAAAACCTCATAGTTTTTTCATAATTTTTTGTGTGTTTTAGGTTGATTAATTGAAAAGAGCCGCCTTCGCGGTGGCTCTTTTTTTAAAAAACAGCGGATAGGACAAACGGTTTAAGTCGGTGGTCTCATAAGCCACAGGAGCAGGTTCGATTCCTGCATCCGCAACAAAAATTAAGCAATGGATTTCGTTTGGCAATACATAGAAGGAGAATACGGCAACGAGGAGCTGCGGCGCTCGGTGAAGTCTGTGCAGATATTCTGTAAAGATGCCGGAAATCTTTTTGTGGTCGGCGATGCGCCGGGTAATATCCCGGGCGTTATCCACATTCCTTCTACTCGTGTCGATGGAAATAATAGAGCATGGTTGCAAAGGCGTGCGGCGGATGTGGTAAAAAAATACCATGTTATCATCGGTCATTCGGAAATATCATACGACTTTGTGCTAATGCACGACGATATGTATTTTATCCGGCCTTTTTTTGCGGAAGAAATTCCGGTCACCGAATCAAAAAGACTGTTAGACCGCTTAGAAGGCGAACCATCGCATCCCTGGTTGAATCAGATAAAAGCCACGCAGAAATATTTAAAAACGCGGGGTTATCCTGATTTTAATTTTGAAACCCACACCCCGGTGGTGATGAATAAAAAAATGTTAAAACTGGTGTTGGAGCAGCATGACATTGTTGCTCATAGCCTGATGCGTGCTACGGTTTATTTTAATCATCATCATATCAGGCCGGATGCAGAAGATAAAGACGTGCAACTGCGTATTACTACGCAAAAAATAATTCCGGAACAAATAGCAAAACAGGCTGCCGGAAAACTACTTATTAATACGGTACCTAACGCTTTTGGCGGATACGTGCTGCAATACCTGAATGACTTACTTGGAATTAAAAAAATAAAAAATACTATGAAAAAGAAAGTGGAATGGCTACAGCATGGCCCACAATACGGATTTAGCCATCGCATCGGCCATCTTAGCGAGATGTCTGAAAAAAAAGCGAAAGAACTGGAAGCCAAAGGAGCTATTAAAATCTTAACAGAAGAGCAGGCCAGCGCGCTGCCTTCTGAAATTCCGGCAAGGCAGGTTCTGCTTGAGGCCGGACTAACTTATGAAGAGGTGGAGCAAATGGATGCCGAAAGCCTGCAGGACATTAAAGGCATTGGCAAGGCTACTGCTAATGCGATTGTGGAATTTTTAACAACGGCAAAATGAAAGGTTACGCGGTTACCACCCCATCCACCAGTCAGCTTACGCTACTTAGCGTGGAGGATATGAAAAAGCATCTGGAAATAAAGCCCACGCAATCGCGGTGGGATGGCATGATAGAGGCTTTTATCAAAGCTTCTGTCGCAATGGGTGAGCGGTTGATGAACAGGCAAATCCTGTCGGCAACCATTACGTTTACATTTAACAAAATCCAGCGCTTTGTGCATCTGCCAGGTGGTAAGGTAACCGAATTTACTACGCTAAAATATTATGACACAAATAATGAGCAACAAACGCTCGTAGAAGATACAGACTTTGTGATTGATTCGATACCGGTGCCAGCCGTGCTTCATATTTTGGATAACAAGGAAGTGGAAACCTACAACCGCTCCGATGCTTATGAGGCTGTTTATTCGGCCGGGTGGGCGGCAGATGATGTACCTGCTGATATTTTGCAGGCCATAAAGATGACTGCCGCCCACTTCTTCGAAAATCGCGAGGAGGTGCTGGTGAGTAAACACGTGGAGCAGTTGCCGTTTGCTGCCGAAACGATTTTTAAAAACTACAGAATCCCGAACGTATGAGATCGAGCAGCTATGAATATGAGATAGAGATATACGGATACAGCTATAACACTAACGACTATGGCGAGCGGGAATCTGTTTATGCTCTTAAATACTCTGAATATGCTGCTAAGAGCCAGGTGAATGGCCGCGAAGATGTGGAGGGCGACGAAAACCAGCAGGTGTACACGCGCCGCGAAGTGTGGACCATCCGAGATGCGGGGCAGAATATCACCACGCTGGACAGGTTGAAGCATGGCGATGACTTTTACAACATCATCAACGTGGAAATAATTAACAACAGGATTATTGAAATAACAACAGAATACAGGGACAACAGCAGCGAATGATAACCGGGACGAGCATAAAAGATAAGGCGGCCTTTAAGATTGAAGGTGTTGGTGATGTGGTAAAGCGGCTGGAAGCGGCGAAGATAAAAAATAAGGTTCGCCATATCCGTCAGGCTTTGCGCTTTGCTGCGGCTCCTATGAAGCGCGATGCAAAAAGCCGCGCTCCGCAAAGAACCGGCGCGTTGAAAAAAAGTATCGGATACATCAATCCGAGAAGTAACACACAGCTCTTTATCTTGCTGGGGCCGCGACGAAAAAAGTACGGCGTGTATTATGGCCACCTGGTGGAATTTGGCACGGCGCCACGGAAATATAAAAAAACACAGTACCGCAAAATAGGCGGCCAGTGGCGGCGCGTTTCACACACCGGAAGCATGCCGGCAAAACCGTTTATGCGTCCGGCTTTTGAAAGTAATAAAGAAAATGCTTCGATGCGCTTTGAGCGCAAAATAAAGAAACTGATAATAAAAGCATACAAATGATACGCAAGGCAGTAGCGCAGATATTACTTAACGACAGCCAGGTAAGCACCCTTACCGGCGGTCGCATATTTCCGGTATCAATGCCGCAAACTGCGCCGTTTCCTGCCGTAACGTATCAGCTTATCAGCCTGAACCCGGCGAACACAAAGAATGCACCCAGCCGCTACGACAGTGCCGAGTTTCAGGTCAATGTTTTTGCCGAAACCATCCGCGAAAGCGTGGAGATAAGCGGACACGTGCGGCGTGCGATGGATGGATATGCAGGTACGGTGGAAGAGGTTAGTATTCCGGTGCTTGACTTTATCGGTATGGAGGATGATTACCACAAAGACCAGGACATTAAAAACACCTTACTGCGATTTACGGTAGACCAGGAGCGTATTTTAAACTTGCTGGAAACAGGGCGATGGGTGGATGAGAGCTATTGGAACGATGAAATAACAATGTTTGAATAATGGGGCTGATAAAGGGCAATACAACAATAGTGGAGGTTGCAGATACGCTGCTGGTTAGTCAGCGCAGCTTATCGTGGAAAATCAGCACCGAATTTTTGGATATCGCAGGATACAGCGGTAAAGCAAAAAACAGGAAACCAAACGGGAAATATAGTATCGATGTTTCTTTAAGCGGACTTTATGATGTTGACAACCCCGGTGCTTCCTCTGATTTGCTTTTAGAAAAAATACAGAACCGCGAGCGGGTGAAAGTGTACATCGGTAGCAACGTGATGAATTATTGGCTTTTTTTAGGGTATGTTCAAAACTTAAAAAAAGAGTTTAATAAAGGCGACTTTGTCACCTATTCTGCAAGCATCATCAGCGACAGCACGCTGGTCGATGTAATTATAGACTGGATTTTAAAAGAGGGCGTCTGGGATGATACCGGCGTTTGGAAAGATTATGAATACTGGAAAGATAATTAAACTTTTAACAAATTAATATTATGGGACAAATAAAAGGAAAATTAATGCTGCTGCAGATGAATGGTGTGGAACTTGTTTCGCAGCGCGAAATGTCGTTTGAAATTAGCGACGAAATGCTTGATGCTACCGTCAAAGGTGATGCAGCAAAAAAGCGGATTCCGCTTGGTGAGTATGACATATCTGAATCTATCGGAGGGCTTTACGAAACCGGTGCTGCTTCGGGGGCTGGTGTAAATGATTTGATAGCAGGAATCACAGGCAAGGTGAAGGCAACGCTGTTGATTTCTTCAACACAATCAGGGGCGCCTACTTATGAGGTAGACGGGTATGTGAACAACGTATCGGTAGAGATGAACAAGGATGACCTGGTTACATACAGCGTCG